TGGATGCACAAACTTTTCACTCATCGTATTGCCATGGCATTTCACTCGCTTAGCCAATTCTCTTTTACGCTTTAATCTTTTCATTGCTATTTTAGAAGGGGAGTTTAACATTTTGTTCAGGTTTTTTGGGTGGCAAAGTTATCACTATGCCAGCTGTTAATATCGTTCCCGCTAATGCAATTGCATTCCTGACTGCATTCTTGACCACTGAGGCAGCATCGACCACTTCATCACCCCAATCTTGCGTTTCTTTCCCCATATTTTTTAGATTCTGTTCGAATGGTGCCATTAATGCTTTTTGTATAATCTTTCCTACTTCAGTAGTATTTGTTATTCCAGTTAATGCAATCTCATCCAAACAAACTCCACCACCAATTACCACTCCATCTTTCAGCGCCAGGCGGCTGCTATTAATTGCATCTTCGGTTTTAAGTCTGATGTAACTGAGCTCACTTTCGCTATTCGCTCCGAGTTTTAGTATCGCTGTCTTAGTTTGTAGCCATGATAATCGTAATAGGTTACCATCTTCAGCGGCATTGTTTTTAAGGTTTGTTATATGTTCTGAGAAGTCCACCGACGGAATAATTATTGTTTCGTCTTTGTCTGTGGTTATCTGCTCGCATGTTCCGAGGTGAGGCAGGTCAAGGTTCTTCCAGTTTACTCCGCTGGCATCCTCCACAATCGTTGATCCAGTCACTTTAGCGAAGTCCTCAAATACATAGTTTTTCCATAGCACTGGTGCTTTTATGATCAGAATATTAAGCACTTTTGCTCTATGGGTTGCCACCATTCTGGCTGCCACATTGGAGTCCATGTCGTCAGTAAATATTACCAGAGCTCTATTAGATTTAATGCAGTGGTTGGCGACTTTTTCAATGTCTTGGTCTTTTTCGATTTTCTTTTTGGTGACGAGGATGATGGGGTTTTTATAGATTGCTTTTGTTTCCGTTCTTCCGTCTTTAAGGGCTTCGTCATCTCTTGCCATATACGGCGATAGATATCCAGCATCCGCAAACCTGACTCCGCTAATAATCTGATATGATGTTTTATATGTTCCGCTTCCTTCGGGGATAATGATACCCTCTTTTCCAATAGCCTTATAAATGCTTGCAATGAGCTGACCGATATCTTTCGACTCAGCAGCAATTGTTGCAACGGGCTCAACTTCTTCTTCGGTAATTGTTTTTTTCTGTTCATCTATTTTCTGCTCGATTATCGGAATAAGTTTATCCAACTCTTCTTTGAGTTGCAGTCCGGTCAGTTCCGATTTGAATCCAGCCTCTAATATTTCTTCTGCTAATATACAAGTGGTTTTTCGACCATCACCACTATCTTTGTGAGCTTTATCACTCAGTTCTTTTAAGAATGCCAAGCCACGCTTCTCTAGCGGATCTTCTACCTCTATGGCTTGAATGATTGTTTGGGCATCGTTGGCTACCATGTGGTACGGATAGAGCTCTTGCTCTACCACCGCATTCACTCCCTTGGGCCCGTATGTCAGCCGGATTGCTTCCGTAGCTCGTTTAATACCGGATAGCATTCCTTGGGTAGCTTCTTTCCCTATTGTCATATTCGTGTTCATATCTAGGATGTTGTTTTGGTAATGCTTGTCTTGCATGGAATGAGAGATATTCTGTATTATTTATTCGACCATCTATCACTTTGAAGAACTTTTTCTGTCCGCATATTTCACAGACTTCCAGTACTCCTGTTTCCAAGCTTTGAAGGATCTTGAATCTGTGAAGCCAACTCCCCAGACACTCCGATTGTCCCCAGAATGAATCTGCTGTCTTCCGGGATGAAGTAATGTGTTTGTTCATCTATTTGTAATTTGTTAACTCCCCAAATTGTGTATCCAATCATATCTCCGACCTTGATATGTTTGACCTCATCGCCTATCGCAATCACTTCTCCGTATTCACAGAGAGAGTTCATGTCACTCATAAGGATGGATTTCTTTTCAACTGGTTTGACCAGTATGTTGTCTCCGAATGGTTTTATCATTTTAGTATTTCATCTAGCATATTCTTTCTACTAATAATTTCAGCCATCTTTTTTCTTTCAATGAGAGGAAGGTGGTCTATCGGTTGATTGATACCCTCTCCAAATCTTTTACCTACCAGCACTGCCAAGATTGAGAGACCTATACCAGAAAGGATGCCCAGTATGTAATTAAGCATCCTTTTTGTATTTAATATCTTGTAAGTATGGCACTACTTTGTCTGCGAACATGTCGTTGCCGACATTTACCTTTAACACTTGAGCTGCCGGAGTCATTTCATTTTCCTTTAAGAAATCCAGACATTTCTTTTCACGCTCGGTTATGTCCTTGATCTCTTCTTCGTTATATTTATTTTCCATATGTTTGGTTTATTTTTAATAACTTGATCGACCTGATAAGCAAGAGTGGAGTCATGGAACCCCCACTATCGTTGATGGTCGAAATCAACGACTGATTTTTCCACGACCCCGCCCCTGCTTACGCAGAGGGTTGTTTCCCTTAAATTATACCACAATCCTTTCATTGCAAGAGGGGTTTATAGAACTCTTGTAAATAGTCCCTGTGGTACTGTCGTGTCCTTGTCTGCCCTACGAATATGGGATCAAATCCACTGCCGATGTCAATGCAGGTTATGTTGATATTCTTCTTCAGTAGTTTTGCTATCCAAACCTTTGCTGGCATTCCGGCACTGAATAAGTATATAGCATTATCTTCCGGTTCAACTGCAAACTTGTAAGAGAATGAATTAACTGCCGGTATTTCCACATATCCATTTATGTTTAAGAAGTTTATCACTCCCAATAGATGAGCCGGTCCGATGAATATCTTTCTCCTTCCTGATTCCTTGACTGTCTTGAAGAAGTCAAACTTGTCCATACTGACATCGTTGTGCAAGAATGTATCTCCATCCACATTTCCTTTTGATCTCACATAGTCCCCTGGAATATCGAAGTCCTTCCATCCGGTTACATAACAATTCTCCAATGTGTTGAAGAAGGTATAGGCATCTGTCAGTGCATCTCCCAATTCCTTTGAATACGGATGCCCGTCACAGTTCCTTCCAACTTCTCCAAGCATGCAAAGAATCTCCCCATCTCCTTGCTTTACGAATGAGAAGTTCTCTCCCTTTTCAATCATCTCTTTGAATTTTTTAATCATATCTCTTTCATTTTTTTAGCCAGTAAGGCACGATCTTCTTCTACCTTGCTCCATCCTTTTTGATAGATTGCATCATTGGGAGTTCCAGTTGAGAAGTGATAATGTTTCACAATCGCATCTTGCCGTCTGGCCGCCTGTCCCAATTTAAGAGCTTTAGCCCAGAGTAAGTTGTCTACTCCAACATGGTGGAACTCCGTATCAAAGATTTCGCCACCTATTCTTTTAATGAAGTCTTTTTTGATTATGAAGTGTTCGCATATGTTTCCCTCATCCGGCAGTAATTCTCCCGTATTGAATGCCACCAGTCCTTTGTCTGTTTGCAGAGCGTTGTATAAGCTGTCCGGTGTGAACTCCACATCGTTGCTTCCATATACGATGTATTCGCCTTTGGCTTGCCACAATCCTCTGGCAACCTTCTCCGGCACTGTTCCTTCTCCATCAATCACTATTGTTTGGATCAGTTCCTTTGGATAGTTAAGTTTTTCAATTGAATCCAAGCATCGCTTCAGTCCCTCCGGTCTTCCCAAAGTCGGCACTATGAAGGTAACTGTTGGTACCAGATATTTGTACCAAATGCTTCCCGCCACACCATCCGGCTTTCCGAATTTCTCATCCACCGCTTCCACTACTTGATGCCATATGTTTGGTAAGTAATCATGTCCGGCTATAACCATCTTTGCTTTTGGCAACCATGCTTCTATATCTGCCTTAACCTCAGCGTAAGTATGCGTGGCATCTATGAAGACCACATCAAATAACTTGTCTTCAAAGTATTGCGCCGCTTTCGGACTTGCTTCCTGATGAGTAATTATGTTTTCAAATTGTTTAGTATTTTCTTTGAATTGCTGAAATACATCTTCCCGTCTGGCAATCTCATAGGTTCCATCAGCCATATCGGTTGATCCTTCCCAAGTGTCTATTGCCGTGATGAATCCTTTTGTGCCACTGGCCCAAGCGTGAGTTGATCTGCCTTTCCAACTTCCAATCTCGGCTATTCTTATATGCCTCTTGGCTGTGTTATATATCCACTGCAGTTCAGGGAAGGTCATCCATCCTTCTACTTTGTTTGCTGGATATTCGAAGTAGTATTTTGTTTCCTCCAAATATTTCTGATTGTATGGCTGGTATTCCAATGCCTTCATAATATGTTTTTGTGCTTCTGGTATGTTTCCGGTCCATCCGTATCCCCAGTAAAGCAGTTCGTGAGGAACTTGCTCGTACATAGCTTTATCGTTTGCATAGTAATCAGTCCAAGGAATTTCCAGTGCCGCCTTTGCATAAGCTAGAACCGCCAAAGGTTTGTTATTGAATTGGTAGAATCTTGCCAACTTTATAAGTGATTCCCGTCTATTTGGATCAGTATGGAATGCCAATGCATACCACTTGATTTGCTCCTCTGGTTGATTGAGCATCCCATAAGAATCTCCCATAAATATCATTGATTGAGACTTCTCCGCAGGCCATCGGTCCATCTTAATATGCCTCTCAAACTCCTTGATAGCTGATTTTGGATGCCCATTCCATACCATTTCCCTCGCTAAGTAATGACTCTGGCGATCCTTCTCTGGATTCTGGTAACAATCAAGTGCAAGTCCCACAAGGTAGTTTCCCCTATGGTCTTTTGCCGGTTCTTGCCAATGTTCCAGATAAATTACATCAGTGCCAAGCATTTTTATGTTTCCGGCACCGGACAGGACTTCATGCACGATTCCTGTCCATTGAATATTCGAACGATTGAAGAACTTGCTCTGCACAAACTGAATTGCCGGTTTACCCCACTGGTCATGTGCGAAAACGAACTGATATTCGAATTGGGTGTATCCCTCATCAATCAGTTCGTTTAATTTATCTATGTTGAGTACCGAGTATGCCTCGTCTGCATCCAGTGTGCATATCATATCGTTCGTTGCCAGTTTGTTTGCGAAGTTCCGAGCCGATGCGAAGTCAAACAATTTGTTACCATCTTTAACTATCGGCTCCTCACCTTTAACCACAAATCTCTTGTTTAGTTTTTGTGCCAGATCTTCGTCTATCGTTGTGATAAACTTTTCCCCGACCTCTGCTACTGTACATCCAAGAGACCTAGCTAATTCTGCCGTGCCATCGGTTGATCCAGTATCGCAGAGAATTACTTCGCCTCCTCGGTCCGTGAACTCTTTCAGTGATGCCATGCATTTAGGAAGCGTCTTGGCTTCATTCTTTGCAATCATCACGATACTGAATTTTGGTTTACTCATTTGTTATATGTTTTTGAATAATGGAACTTTTGTTTTTTACTTGGTTCTTTTTTGGGTGGATAATAATACTTTTTATTTGGTTTGTGTTTTCTGACATATTCCTTTTTCCATTTATCTTCACATTTCAGACACCTGGTAAACCCCACAAAGTATTTTACTCTCCTTTTTTCAAGTTCACCACCGCATTTGCTACATAGCTGTTCCATCTAATTTTTTTACAACTTCTCGTAAATAATGAGGCATGTCTGACATGGCACTCATTGTAACCATCTCGTAGACTTTATCAAATTCGTGCAATATGCCATCATCGCTCCATAATTTGAATAGATACTTTCTGAACTTCTCACTATTCCTTCTCGGATCCTTTGCCTTGACCGTCTCGCCATTATCCTTTTGGATCTCAGCATTGATCGGTACCAGTTTGTATGTGATTGAGTATTCTCCGTTCTCCAGGTCTGATTTCTGTTCGCTCACTATGGAGCAGTCAGCCATCAGCTTGTAGTTATGTCCGATTGATAGTTCAGTTGGTATGTTTACTTTTCCGGCAATCTTCACATAGTAGATTTTATTTGATTCATTCATTTTATTTCTCTCTAACTCTTATAATCACTATTGTCCTTTCACTAGATTGCACAGTAAATTTTTCATCTCTCTCTCGAGAACCAGTCGCCAGCCAGTCTGCAAATCTCTGCAATACAGTTTTAGCTTTAACTTTCTCTATTTTCTTTTTCATTTAATTACTTGTTTATCTCTCTCGGGATATAATGCTTCGAATAATTTCCATTTGAGTCTCCACTCGGGAGTTTCGAATCCTTTGACCTCTGTCCACATCTCTCCACCATTTTTGTCTATCTCCACAAAGTCAATTGTGTAAGTGCAGATCTTCATGTCACCGACATAGAGGTCGATTGGCACCTGGCGTTTCCATTCCCGGAGCTCTCCGGCTTTGATCCGCCAGTCCAGTTCTTGAGCATAGGCAGCTTCCTTAATGCTATGGTAATTACTTCCGTTATATTCTGTACTTTTATTGCCATACTTGTTCTGTTTTTTCTGCCAGTACATGCATACATTTTATTCTTCTGTGTCAAATTCCACAAGTGGGATGATCCAAACCTCTCGACCCTGAGGGTTAGTCCATTTCGTATGGACTACTGGTAATTGAAGTTTTTCATAGAGCATTGTGTATACCTTGATTGACTTTCCTATAGTCATTCTGAATGTTCCGCTCTTCTTCGCATAGATTGCATTCCTGTCTATGCCGACTACCAAGGTGTGTTTACCGTCTTCGAACTGCCCAATCCGGCTATTGAACGGATTGCGGCATCTATAATCTATTTTCTCCATACATTTGGATTAGAAGGGAATGTCATCCGGGTTCACAACTTCTTCTTGCTCTTGTGCCGGTCTTTCTTGGCCCGGGATCACGAACTCTCCACTCTCGCTTAAGGTTGCCTCCGGGTGCGTGAAGTAGTAGACCTTTGTCATCTTCCCCTGAACATTTGATAAGATTGCCCAGACGAGAGCTTTTTTCCCAATCCATTTAAGGGAATCTTCACCCCATGCATCTATAAAGTTATTTAAGCTTGTTTGATTCATCGCAACATTTCCCTCTTTTCCATCTGCCAATTTTACGAGGAAGATATTTTGTAATCCAAACTTTCCTTCAACCTCTTTCCCCTCACTTGCAATTTCCACGATGTCTTTATCTTTTATGTCTTTTCCTTTCTCGAGAAATGAACCGACTGAAACTTTCTTTTGATATATTGCCATGTTAATTAATTTTAATGATAATTATCTGGTCTGTTATTGTTTTCCATATCATATTTAATATGGCAACCAGCACACAGTCTCATGTAGTCTTCAATCCGTCTTTGGTATTTGTGATCCTTGTTTGCCCAATGATATTTTTTCTTGTTCGACCTCTTGCACCTTTCACAATAATTAGGTGCACCAAGTTTTTTATAAATCCATAAATGAACACCCGAATATCCAACATCATCACCTTTCCAATGTGGATTTCTGTCTTGCAATTTTTCCCTTCTGGCTTTTTCTCTTTTTTCAAGAGTCCAACTTCTCCGTTGTTTTTCTTTAGCTTCCTTACTCTGTGCAATCCCTTTATTGTAAGGAACATCGCCTTTCTTAAATTCTCCTTTTTCACTACCACTGAATTTACCGTGCCCTATCTGGAATCCTTGTTTTCCTTTCATATAATTTGGTTTTTCAATTTCTCCATTGTTCTGTATAGCTTAAGGCATGCCATGAACGCTTCCTTGTTTTCCTCGTTACTTATGCTTCGTTTTTCTTCAAATTCACCCGTCTTCTTCAGGTTCAAGATGATATACCCCTTTACGGGTTTATCCAGTCCCATTGCAGACAACATTATGTCGTACCCAGCACACTGGAACATACTTTCTGGATAAATTGAAGAGGAGGTCTTCACATCACAAATCCACATTTCCCCTTCTATCTCGCACAGGATGTCCACTATGCCCCCAAGGAACAAGGACTTGCTGTATATCGCCCTCTCGCTGTCTATGAATTTGACCTTGTTGTCTTGCTCCCATTTGATGAAGTGAGCGGAGTTGGCTGCCTGCATGGGTTCGGTTGGCTCGCCTGCGGTTGATCCGTCATTGGCGATCTGACATTTGATGTATCTTTCTACCCATTCGTGCATTGCAGTTCCCCAGTCTCCAGCTTTCTCTTTCTTTTTGCGGTGAGCTACTTTTGCCTCTGCTATAATTTCGTCTATGTTCTTTTGAGTGTACGCTTCTCTTTCGTACCAATGTTCTTTCACATATTCTGCCGCCATATTTGCTGACCATTGGATCAGCGCTGGCTTGGCTAGCACCCCGAGTATCGTGGTACAGCCCGTCAGGTTCTTCCATTCGCCTTCCACCAGAAGTTGATGGAGATGTCTTGCTTCGTTGAATCGATATTCGTTTGTTTGTATATCTCTATTCATTTTCTTTTCTATAACCAGCTTCTAAATCTTTCATTACCTCAAAGACTAGTTCTGGTATGATAAAACCCTTTAGCAATGCTTCTCTAAACTTTATTTCTACATCTCTTAAGGTGTTTATTTTTATTAACATTTCAATTTCTTTGTCCATCTTATTTATTGTTTCTATTTTCATTCTTTGTTAATTAGTTCTCTTATAACTCTTGAATCAGTCCACTTGTCGACCTTAGTGGTTCGGATCTTTGCCATTCTAGCGACTTTCTTTATGTCCTCTGGGTAGAGGAAGTATGTCTTTCGTTTTACATTTGTTTTTTTCATATTTTTTTCATTTATAATTATTTCTTTTTCATATCATCACGAGCTCGCCTTTCCAACCTTTTCAATTTTGCTTCGTTGTATTTGCGATCAAGTTCTTTCAACTCTTTGTCGCTCATAAACTCTGCCAAAATCTGTCGTTGGAATCCCGTGTATGCTTTTTTAAATATTCTACTCATAGTGTCATAGTATCACAGTGGTTGCATTAGTCCAGTGCTAAAGTAGTTCGGGAGCATATATGTATTTAAGTCAAACATTGGGATTTTTCATATTACTTATAAAGTTCTAATATTATTTGTTTGACAGAATCTAAAGCGGAGTTGAAACCTTCGTGTTTATCATCCATTGGGAACCATTTACCTTCTTGAAGCGGAACCTTTTTACCTAATTTGGTAATTTTCTCAATCAATGTATCACGGTCTTTGGAACGCAAATCATTGATTCTTCTTCTAACTTCACTTTTAGAGATAGAGCCGACTTTAGTTATATCTCTAACAAGTTCATCAACAAATTCTTCTTGTTTATCCATAGAAATTAAGTTAAAATAATAAATCTTGAGATAATCTTTTCTCTGCAATTTGGTTATATTCCTCGCTTATATCTATTCCTATGTATTTTCTGCCGAGTATCTTTGCCATTTTTGTAGTAGTGCCACTTCCATTAAAAGGGTCTAATACAATATCTCCTTCATTACTCCAAGAGTTGATGTGGTCTTGTGCCAATTGTTCTGGGAAAATTGCTGGATGTTTATAAGCAAGATTATCTGTAGTAGACTTGTTGGAACCAGTTTTGTATTTCCAAATGTTATTTCTTATGCCAAAATCCTTTATTGTCCAACCTTCTGATTTTGAAAATCCATTTTTTGTTCTTTGTTTGATTTTTTTTCTTGACTCTCCTGCCATTGAGTTTTTTTTATCAGTAATCAAATTAACTGTTTTTGGTTTTCCTTTACTAAAAACAAACATAAATTCAAAAGATTGATTATATCTAGTCATAGAAGGAAAGGGAATACCACTTTTTTCATAAATCATTGTGTCATGTAAATTAAAACCAATTTCTTTGAAATAGAGTGCTTGTTTAAAAGATGTTCCCGTCTCGCTCTTGTTTACGACAGCATCTCCCACTACCCAAACTACTACACCACCAACCTTTAATACTCGGTATAACTCTTTCGCCAATCCTTCAAAGTCAAAAGTATATCCCTTGTAATCTCGCAAATTGTCATAGGGAGGTGAAGTTAAAACCATATCAATACATTCGTTAGGAAAATCCCGCAAAACTTCTACATTGTTCCCTGTTATTACTTTATTTAAGTATTGTTCCATTGTCTTCTTTCTTATCTAACATATTATTTACTCTTTTGGAGGGATTAAATGTTTATATGTTCTTGAAATTCTACTAATTCTTTGATTACCGCTCGGTATAAAAATGCTGGCATCCATTTGGGTTTTTGTTTTATTACAAGCCAAAAATTTTCATCTATCTTTCGGGCGTGATTTTCCGCCATTTGTCTTGTATATTTTTGAACTATATTTTCATTCATCTTTCTTCTCTATTAAAGTTGATAAATTGATAATAAGTAATCGCTTAAAATCTTTTGTATGCATCAATGGATTTTCTACTGGCTCGCCGTGTATTCCGTAATGAATATCAAAGTTTTCTATTTCCTTTATAATTTCCTCTATAAGGTGAGAGTGGGTGGAGGAGATGAAGGATTTGATTTCACTTTCTAAGGCGGAACCAATGGATGATGGATTCCAACCATCTGATTTTTTAAATTTCTCATCGAACTCCGCTAATATTTCTTCAATTGTTGTCATAATGATTGATTATTTAATCTCTTGCTTGGTTAGGGTGATAAAATTGCATTAGTTTTTATTCAAATCTATAAGTTTTTCTTCCATTGAGGTGGTATCTTCTTGAATTTCATCTTGGCGGGCTTCTTCTCTTTCAATAAAAGCTTCTTTATTGGATTTATGGTTATACCACTTTTGCCATTGTTCTTTTGTTGGAGTTTCCATATAATCTTAGAACTTAAACTACTCTAATGTTTTAACCAATGGTATTCCATTCTGACCTGATGGAATGTAAATTGTTGTGTGGTTTGGGCTGGATGCCATAACTTCTTGAGCTTGTATTGCTTCGTGTTGCAGATATTTGTCTGTAAGAGTTGCATTTATAATCTCCTGTGCCTTTGCAATACCTAATGCCTCTTGAACCCTAATCTCGGCTTTCTGTTTTTCAACTTGAATTAACTGCTCCTGTTGTTTTATTTTAATTTCGTTAAGGGTTGCTTCGTTTTCAGCGTTAAGTCTTGCCTGAAGCCGACCCTGCTCTTGAACCAAAATGGCGTTTTGAGCATCTAATCTTGCTTGGTATCTTTCATACGCCTTGGTTACAAACCCAAAAGCAAAGAAAAATAAATAAATAATAATCACCGCCAAAACACACGCCACAATTATATTTCCAACTTTATACTTAGAATCATAATTACCCTCTACTTTCTCTGTGAATAAACTCATATTTTTTAATTTACTTATAATCTTATTTTAATAACTTACTTAGTCCAGCCCGTGAATTAGTTTTTAATCTTCGAACAATTCCTTATCAGCAACCTTTCTGTTGTAGATCTCAATCATCGCCTCCCTCATGGGTTTATTCTTAAGCGGAATCTTGATCAGTTCGCTGGCATATTGGTCGAGCTGTTTTATCATCCTGTCATGGTCATATCTTTTGAATGACACCAGGTCCAGGTATGCCAGAGCGAAGGATCGGTGTTTGAAGTCTTGGTAGTAGATTTTCATCGACTCCAACTTGTTGCACCAAGCTTTACTTTTAGCTTCACTTTCAACTACGAATCCGCCGTCTTGGAACTCCTGCCTCTTTCCATCATGGGGTGCCAAGTATCTCATCAGCACTTCGGCATTCAATTCATACCTTTCCCTGAATGCCAGGAAGGTTTTGTAATTGCTGTTACCGTTCTTTGCGTGGTATTTGGCAAAGTCATCTGGATTCCAAGGTTTTGCACCCGAGTTAAGTTTTATTGCTTCCTCTGCTCCAAGACCCTCACGCACCATGAAGAAGATTTTGTGTTTTACACCACCCTCTTCGGCTACCAGTTCGGTTGCCCAGAGGCGATGCTGTCCGTCTATCACTTCATGCTTCTCGTTAACAATCAGCGGAGCAAGTTCCGTTATGTTTCCTTTCAGCCGTATTACTCTTGCGAGTTTATTTGTTTGTAACTTATTTTGGGATCTATTGTCCGTCATGATTTTGAAGATTTTGTAATCATCAGTTTCATATAATGGTATAGATCCAATTTGTTTTAACATTTATTTTATACGGGCTGGACTAAATATATTATCAATGAGCCTAATGGTAATGGTATCACAGTGCAATACTCCTGTCCAGTCCCTAAAATGGGATTTCCTCAGGTCCAGGATCCACTGTCATCTGCTGGGCAACCTCATCCAGTTGTTCCAATTTCTTTCGTTCCCCCAGATTTGGTTCTAATCCAGTCTTAACTTTCCAGTACTGCCATTGCTCGTATATATTCTCGAACTGTACCAGTCGGCTTGGCGGCACCTCCAGGTCCATCTTGGAGACCGCTCCCCGCTCGTTTATCGCCCCGTAAGCGACCATCAGCTTCTTTTTGTCGAGCATTCGGATCACCTGCCCAGCATCCTTGCCAGTTTCCAGCGTGTAGTCGTAGTAGTACTTCTGCACCAGACCGTGGAACTTTTGAAGCTCGGCATCTGTATATTGCTTCATTTCCACTTTTGGTTTTTCATCCTTTTCTTTCTTTGCCATGTTATTTTGTTAAATACTTATAAATTGTCTCGAGAGTCCAATCAATTTCATCGCCTTGACGCTGTCGTTTCTCATTGTCTTTCTTAATCCGCTCAGCTACTTCAAATATCTGTTTGTTGGTATACGCCCCCGAAAGTTTCTGGGCGATCCTACAATATCGACCTATGATATTTGAAAGTTGTTTGGCGTTCTCCACCTTGACTGGCTTCTCTCGAATAAAGGTGGCGATAATGTCTTTGTATGAATTTTGCACTTCTTCCATTTCCTGAAGTTTTTCTTCCAAAACCCATGAAGCGGCTTTAGCCGCAAGAGTTTCTTTTGTTTCTATTTCTTTCTTTCTTTTGTGGGTGGTCAATTGCCCACTACTTTTGGGGTACAATTGCCCACCCCCCCCAGTGTCCAATTGCCCACTATGTGGGCGTTTGCCCACTACCCACTCTTCCCAATTTTTATTGAAGGAATATACTCCGTTTTCCTTTAGTATTATCCTTTTACCTACTAGCCTTTTGATGGTCCTAATCGCTTCTCTCCTGTTCATTTTTGTTGATTTAGCAAATTGTGATAATGATATTCGATCTTTTTTCTTATGAAACCCATATGTCTTTCGGATCACAAATAGAAGGACTCGGTATTCACTGCCATTGATTCCTGGCTCGACCAAATGATCCAGTATTTCGTTTGCGATCCCCGTGTACCCATGTTCTTTTTGTGGATTTGCCATATTTATAATCAAAAGCCACCAGCGAATGGGAAGAGAGTGAATAAGTCTCTTGGTCGCTGGTGGCTATTAATTACAATATTTTCACTCTTTCCCATACCAACATCATACCGTGGTGGTTAGGATAGTCTATATCTTAAAAGTAGATATCCTGTTGATAATTCTCTATCGGCCCGGAGCCTGCCTAGTAGTCCGTCCTCCGAGGACTAGGATTGTCTCGGAGCATGACTCCGAGCCGACAAAGAACTCTCCAAGTCTTGGGTGTGAGTCTACTTTTTACTCACAATACGGGGGGTAATTCAGCTTTTATTTTTGCATCAACCAGGGCCCACCCTGATCCGAAGGGACTTCCCGCTACCCAGCAGGATCTTGTCCTAATGCGGAAGTAAAGATAAACAATCTAGAATGCTTCTCTCTACCCTTTGCCCGCATGGCTCACTCAGTTTATCTGGAGCCGTTTGCATAGCCGTAAGTTAAACCAGATGTTAATCCCCGTAAGCGAACTACTCACCCAACCTATTGGCTTTCGCTTCACTTTAACGCTGGCTATAGCGTTGTTTCAGTCAACCCAAGACTCAAAGAACTCTTCTTTTTGCTTTTATAGTGTTCCACAAGTAGTCTCATTAGTCCATCGCATCTATGGTTTCCGGTATAATGACACCAGCATTTCGGGCATTTTTTATACTTTTTTTCCATATGCTTTTATCCAAATAATCCCGGAGGAAACTCTTTTTGAAACACCACACGCTGTTAAACATAAACTTGCCGTTCAGGAATCTGTGACGGCACGATCTTCTTTTGTAATTCATATTGCATCATAGGGAGGTTACCCGTTCCCCCCTCCAAATCTATGCATCTTTCATGCAAATCTACTCATTTGGAAGCTCCAGCTGATGAGGCGAAGAGATTTGTCTTCATTATAAATCAAAACACCACTCGCCCACAAGTGATGTTTTGGTGATATCTTTTAGCGAGGCAATATTGACTACTTGCCAAAAGCGTGACTTCCATTAAGGAAGTTTTACTAGTATAGCAAGATACTTGTAAATAGTCAAGAGACAAACAGCCCTATCGCACAGACAAGCTTACACTGATCTGCCGACGGGCTGTTCACCTGCAGAGATTTCTCTCTGTCTGCTCCTTTTTACTGGAGCGTACGAAAAATATAGAACTCTTTTTTATTTAAAATATGAGTTTATTTTTCTTTTTTATTATATATAAATCAATCCAATAAATAAAATACTAGATTTTCTTTTTTTCCAAACATATCCTCTAGGGATTCTTCTATTTGAGAATTGTTCACTCCAAACTGCCCACTTACAATTATCTTTTGAATAATCACTATCATTATTGATTCTTTCTATCGTGGTAGATGAATAATTTCTCTTATGATCAAGATAACTTTCATACATATCTTCTTTAAAGTTTTTGAATTTCAACCATTTTTTACATAGTTTTATTCCTCTACCACCATAATCCTTAAAACTAGAGGTCTTTTGATTTGTACACCTTTGCTTTATGCTTTTCCATACAGCATAGAAATTGGTTTTGCTCATACCGTGTGTTATAGCGGCTTTTCTGCATCTCTCTTTACGAATTTCATCACTTTCTTTTCTCATTTTTTCGTTTACTTCTCAATTCCTCCTTTCTTCTCAACTTACATTCAAAGCAGAATGTTTTATGAATACTGACATAATCCATCATTTCCCCGCAGTCTTTACATGGTTTTTGCCTCTGCACGATCGATCGCATTCTTGGAATCATGTCGTTATTTGGATCCGGTTTCATACCCAGACAATATCAGTTATCCACAGAGTTATCCACAGGTAGAATGTTCACAACAGAAAGAAGGGAAGAGTGTACAACTCTCCCCTCCAGTGAATCTGAAGACACCACCGCTAGTAGGTTGGGAACACTTGGCTCAATAGTCAGTGTTTAGGGTTAGTCGGTGGAAGCCGTCTGTCAGATTACAAAAACCATTTCATCTAAATTATACCACAACAGAAAAGGCGAATCGACTCGCCTCTCCTGCTATTTATTAGTTAGTAATAATTATTAGTGTTAATAATTACATACTAAATGCCCCCTTAGTACGACGACTAATCGATGTCGGGAGATCGCCAGAATCCAATGATATGTTCATCGTTTGGCGATATAATTCTTTCTCCAATTTTGCACTTTTCAAAGTTTGATTCTTTGATGTGAATGCCATCCGGCTGAATGCTTTCTACATAGGCAAGATGATGCATTCCGTTTTCATAGACGAACGAAATGATGCCTCCCTTGATTGGTACTCTTGAATTAGTATCCAAGTTTCCGGCATCGATCAATCTGGGCAGTTTAAAGCCCAAAGATTTCACGAAAAGGACGCAAGAGCACTCAATTCCCCCTGTGGCTTGCTGTGGCTCCTGTGGTGCCTCGATGGTCTCAGGAACCGGCAAAGGTGCCTCTAAAGCTGTAGTCGTCGCTACGCTTGGTATAAGACTTGCAGCAAAAGCCATAGGAATTATCCATTCTACAAGTTTAGGTAAAATGATTGTTGGCTAATTGTAATCTTTGTCTATTTCCTAAAGACGGGAATGTATTTCAATACAATCTCGTAGAAGGCAATAGCCAAAGCAAGGAGTTTCAATCCCTCTTTTACAAAGTCAACGAGAGAAGGAAAACCACTTGAATATGTCATCCATCCAGCCCCAATGAGAGCCAATACGAATGCAATTACTTGAACACCGATCCTTCCGAATTTAGGAAAGATCCATTTTCTTAAAACTGCGGTCAATATGTTGACGGCAAGCACTACGACTGATGTTTCTACCATATATTTAATGTTACTTATAACCTAATAATTTTTTTAATTTCTCAAATTGTTCTTTGGCATATTTAAGAGCCCACTGCAAAGGTGGGAGGTCTTTTTCTACGCCTGTATCTTCTTGAGTAAACCAGTCTTTTATATTAAAAACGGTCATTGGATCTATTATAACACCATTCTTGTACAGCATCAGATGTATGTGGGATCCGTCAAATGGCCTCTGTGGAGTCGGTGCCGGTCGCACCAATCCCGAGTTTCCTATGTATCCAATCACATCTCCCTCCTTAAAGCTAAGTCTATTTGTCACAATCTCCGAGCAATGCCATGCTCTCATATTGTACCTGTCCGGTCCCTCTTCCCATGCTATCTGGATCCCGTTTCCTTTGGTTGACATCGGATAATCCCACCAAGTCTGCGAGAGTTCGGCTTCCGGCACGGGGCATACGATCCGGGTCCCGTAGGTTAGGATGCTATCTCCCACTACTATGTCTACTCCGTTGTGAGCTGTCAAGTTCAGTCCATGTTCAGCATACCAAGCCAGAAGTTCGGGATCATTAGCCCCATAAGGCCCTGTAATGATTGGTTTTTCTCCCTTTGGCACCGCTAATGGCAATTTGTATTTCATAGCTTTACTTTAATTATACTTTATGTTATAGTTGTTATATGAGACTTATTGGATTAATATCTTTCATATTTATACTTTTCTGGTTTCTTCCAGTCATTTGTGGCATTGATTTATTTGGGGAGTAGACCAGAAACCCCTTTTGTTACAGCTCCGATCAATGGAGCTCTTATTGCTTGAGCGGCTTTTCCAACTACCGGCTTTGCTAGTTTGCTCATCAGTCCTGCTGTCTGTAAGTTTATTGTTGGGTTAACCAATCCTTTTTCAGCAAGCACCGCACCAGCACCCCCTATAGGCCCCAATGCACCAAGTCCAGATGTAAATGCGACTATGTCTCTCAATGTAATTGATTTGGCTTTTGCTCCTCGTCTTACAACCTGTCTTAATGCCTGATTAAGTTGATATTCTTTTGTGAGGTTGTCAAACAGCGGAGCACTCTCTGGCAACTCTGTTTTTAACAGATCTGAAACTGTGTGATAGAAAGCCGATCCGATTTGTTTACCGGCTTTCACTGTTGGATCATCAAAGACACTCTTGAAAGTTGCATCTCCAATTGCTGAATTGAGATTATGAAGTTCTGTCAGTGATGCTTCACCGGCTACTACTTTGTCTATCAACTTGCTTTTAAGTGGTGCCAATTTTTTAAGATTTGCTGCAATTTCTTCCGCACCCATTCCCGAGTCCGGGAATTGATTGACTACTTGATTCAATATTTCTTCGCCTGTTGGTTGAACATACACCTTTCCTTTGGCTTTCAGTGCTTCTCCCAGTTGTGATCCTAATGTTTTTATTGATGTATCGCTTTCATTCAGCATTGTCTTTGGAGCTCCCAGTCCTTTTTGAACAGCATATTTATTCGTCTCCTCATTAATTCCCGGTATAAATTGTCTTGTGATTCTTTCAGGTAAATGGCTGGCAGCTGCACTGATTATTTCTCCAGCTGTTCCAAGAGCACCTCCAACAAGACCCCCAATAGCCGCCTGTTTGCCTATTTCTTTAACACCTGTCTGACCCTCCTTAAGAGCCTGTGTGGCTCCAAATCCGGCCCCTACGAGCCCCGTCTGCCCGATCCTTCCCAAAGCTGTCTTTGCTACCTTCATAGCCGGTAAAGCCTTTCCAAAGACCTTTTCGCCTATTCCCGCCGCCTTTCCTACATTACTTACTCCCGCAGTTTCAGGCATTCCAGTTCCAACCATCAAAGCTCCCTGGGCCACATCTCCAGCCACTTGAAGCGGGGAAGGAGCCGAAGTGTCGTAAAACTCCTTATTGGGACTTGCTATATAACCGCCCAAAGTTCCTATTGCTTCTCCCACCTGTTTTCCCGGGAATATGGCATTAACAACATCTCCGGTTTTCTGTAACCAGTCCTTCTTTGGAGTTACTTGTTTTTCCGCACCACCAGGCAAACTGAATTGAGCCACTTCCGGCATTCCTTTTGTTTTCTCTTTCACTGGTTCGCTTGCCGGAGCCTGTCCTGTTGGCAGACTAAACTGTGCGACTGAAGGCATTTGTTGTTTTGCCATAATGGTAATTTTATCTATTAAATACCCAACTGACTTTCATATTCTGTTACCTTTGAGTATGCAGGTTCAACCAGAAGGGCGTGTGCATCCTTAGAGAGTTGGTTAAGAGCTGCCACAATTGTTGAAGCTGACTTACTTGGATCAAGAGCTGCCATTGCATCCTGGTCTGCCTTAGTTGGAGTTACTCCCGAGGATCCCAAGATTCCCTGGTATGCCGCCTGAGTGTTGCCTAATGCTGTCACGAATTGCTGGTAATCAGCACTTGATAATTTACCGGCTATTTTATTTACGGCTGAGTTAACATCCGTCAATACCCCTGAATTGCTCCAGTTAGCCAGTGTGCCTGTAAGTTGAGAAGATATGCCGGTCAATCTGCTGTAGTTTGCATCTGCATCAGCTCTTTGTTGTATTGCTCCCGCATATCCGGCATTAGCCGCATTTTTCTGAGCGGTTCCTACCGTTTGAATGTTTGATTGAATTGCAGATTGCTGAGCTTGAATTTTTGTCAGATCGCCTCCCTGAGCGGCAATAGCTGATGTCAGTAGTCCTCTGCCTATACTGCCAGCATATCCGAGAGCGTTGACCGCATCCGTAAATGGAACTTGCATACTGATAACTTGTTTTGCCAGAGTATTTGCATCAGTTTGCGGATTGTAACTGAGAGTTGATGCTCCCGCTTGACCGCCACCGGCATTTCCGAATGCTCCAAAGCGAAGTGCTTCAGGAGCAAGTCCGGCCGCACCCAAGAGACCGCTCTGTTGCAGTCCTTGTGCTGTCGTACCTATTCCACCGGCTGCCGTTAGAGCCCCGATCTGTTGTTGTTGACCCTGTAAGGTGTTCGTCACTGCCTGTTGAAGTGCTGATTCCTGTGCTGCCGCTTGTCTTGCCAATACTGCTCCGGCCCCTGTCTTGAATGCTATATCGGTTCCGCCAAGTTCCACTCCTGTCAGTGCTTGTGAGTATTTATTTCTAAAGTCTTGAAGATTTTTAACCGCTTGTGTATATGCATCAGAGGGTTGTGTTCCCATGCCTAAGAGTCCGGCACTTGCCTGACTTGCCACTGGACTGCCTGTTTGGGCTGTCTGAATTGTCTGTCCTACCACTCCTGGGAAGGTAGGGGAAGTCGCTGGGTTACCTGAAACCACCTGACCACCATTATATTGAGGCAAATTTGCTTGAACATCCGCTTGATTTTGTGTTTGACCCGCTATTCTTTGCCCTATATTCACTGCGGGTGGGTTGTTTGGGCTGCCACCGAGTCCTTGAATCTGGCTTTGTATGCCCAGAGCTTGCTGTTTTATGGCATTAGTTTGATCCATCAGTCCCTTGTTTGTACCAGTAGCAGTCGTGCCTGTAGCCGGAGCATGATACTCAGTTGTTGTAGTATTTCCGGCCGCATCAGTCGTACTTTGTTTCTTCACTGGAGTAGTCGGCTTTGGAGGAACTGGACTCATATTCACCCCTGGCTGACCAGATGCCATTGCATTCAAAGCATTGCTCTTGGCGGTAGTCCCGACAAGTGACGGCTGAGCTGGAGCTCCTGTGAATTTGAAGGGCTGGTTGTTGAAGGGAGTTGCCCCCGAGAGATTGAATGATGTTCCTAATGGCATATATTTATTGTTAATTTAATAATTATCCTATTGATTGTGGGAATAAATTCGGATTCACTTGCTGCGGTCTTCTTCCAAGATTCACATTGATGGTGTTTGATCCCGAGTATTCTTCCATGAGCTCCAGTCTTTCTTTGTACATCGCATCATATTGTTTGAAGGCATTTATGTCCGGCTTAATGGATGAGAAGTATGTCTTCAAAGCTCCATAGACCAGCATATCGTGAAAGTCTTCCGCTAGTAATGGCATCTGTCCGACCGTTCCTGTTCCGCTCACTACGGTGATGCCTTGGTAAGGTTGATAGAGTGTGAGGGCTGCGGTTGTGGTCACTGCTGCGATCTGATACCAGAGATTGTCTCCTTTCGGTTCAGCTATTCTCAGCCATCTGCTTTCCTGTCCGGCATTTGTGGTTACTGCCCAAGGAGTTGCTGAGTTAGTTACTGCGGTTGTTAAGGTTGTTACTGAAGTTGTGGCGGCATCTGTTACATCCGCTATGCTCAACTCCGGCACTCGGAACTTGTAGTTGAAAGTTATAATATTTCCGTTACTGGAAGGAATAGGCCAGATGCCCACTTGACCTCCATGGTCACCTCCAGGGTATATGAAATAGTTATTTGGAATGTCTGAGTAGTATGGAAACACATTCAACTTGTCCCATTCTTCCCTGGTCAACACTTCTGTTGGAGTCCACTTCAGATTGCCAATTGTTATGGTCAGAGTTTTCAGTTTGGAATAGTTTGGCGGCATTTTATAGAACTGCTGTAAAGACACAGTTGGCATTGTGTAGCTACCTTCGTTTGAATAGTACTTCTGAAGCAAGTATCTGTGCTGGTCGTTGATCAACTGCCCCATCAAAGTATCATTGGCACTTGATGTGTTGTTTGAAAGGTTAGTAGCTAGATTTTTGAGTGTTGTGAATGACTTCATATATTTTGATTATTAATTAAATAACATTTCTGGTTACATAGCCCGTCTGTGCTGGTAATTTTTTGTTGCCTATCGTTAGTATAAAATTGAAGCTTGTATCTTTTTTTGTCACCCCATCAACATCAAACCAAGTAGCTGTAACTTCATTTTCAAAGGTTGTTATAACCGGAATCACCACTACATTTGTTGATTGAGTCGCATTAGCTACGAATGCATAGAAATTTTGATTGCTTATTTTTCCCAAATTATGAATTATTGTATAGATTCCCACACCATCGTATCTGAGTGACCATCCTCCCGGAAGTATGTATTGTAATGTCACATCTGTAATATCATATGGAACGAATCCAATATATGTGGCAACTGGGGGATTAAGAGAGGGACTATCAACTCCATTATGTTCATGGTAGGGAACTTTCGGCACAGCAAATTGAGCGGCCTTTTGAGTATAGACTTGCTCAGCAATTTCTCGTGCTTCCTTCTGCACCATTGCTTGAATCTTTGCGTATTGTTCTAATTTTGATTCATCCATATCATTTTCTTAATTCCCTAATTCTAATCTCAGTTAATCGACAATAACTTGGAGTTGTATTGGTTGAAGTCAGCACTGCCCGCAATTGCACCCACTGAGCTTTTTGAAAGTTTGTCTGGAACATATCCGACATTTGAAGAAGAGTGGTCGTGCCTATCAGAGTATAAGCTTCTGTCAAATTCAACCTGTAATAAAGTGAGACAGATTCTCCGGCAACCAGAGGAGTTGATGTTTTCCATTCCACTTGAGTAGGCGTAAATGGATTGATAAATGTGCCTATCGGTATAATATCTGTATCCACATAAGATTCTCCACCGGTGTATGGATTGCCTGAGTAAGTATCTACACCTCCATTTGCACTTCCATCCACCCATCCAATAAACAGGCTGTATCCAGGATAAGGTACTGTTGGTGGATTTTGATATCTTGATTGAATAGCTGAAGCTAATCCTTCATATGTTCCGTAAGAAAGTCTATTGAGTTGACACATTGATCCGTCGCTTAGGTTAATCACCCAGAGTCCTCCAAATTGATTGATGGCGTTACCAGCATTATCAGTTGCCTGAACTCCAAAGAATAGGCTATTTCTGTCATTTATTGCTCCTCCCCAAGTGAAGTATGGCTCGGGTATTCCAGAGAGGTGATCTGGTATTTCTTTATAAAGTTGTGCCTGAGCTCCGTTCGTTACATAGATTCTGCCTCTTCTACCGGCAAATATGTATGAATTTGTATTTGCTGTAACAATTTTTTTCACGAAACTTTCAGTAATATATATCGGCAAGAATCCGATTGATGTTCTATCCCACGAATATACTATATTGAGTACTCCGCCTATAAGAAGATTGGTACCAAGTATAGCCAGACATTGAGCCACATCATTTGTCGGCAGAGCCAATGCTTTTTGATTGTATGTATAAGTTGTTATGTTTGTTGGATCAAAAGTTATTGATGGACTTACAACTGACCAAGATTGAAGCCATGGTCCATCACAAGAGTACATCACATCATCAGTAGCTCCCACAATTGTTTCATGTGAGAATGCTGTATTTGGAGCTCCTAAGTTTGTTATTGGAAGGCCATCGCTTCCTGTAGGAGAATACCAACCATATACCCATTTTGAACTGTCGTATATATCCGTCAATGGTAAGTAGTCCAGAGAGGCTGATCTCCAAACAAATAAGTATCTGTGCCAAACACATAAGCCATTTCCGTATGCTTGGTTGGCAGGTGTGACCATTGTATTTCTAAGGAATATCCATACTGAATTTGTTCCATCATAAACCCAAACTCTTCCATTGGAATCCACACAGAAGTATTGATAGAAAGGTATGCCATTTCCTGTAAAAGTCCAGTTGGTATAGTATTTAATTTGAGACATATTCACGCTGGCATAAGTCATAACTCCGCTACCCTGATCTGATGGAATAACTTGACTTGCACCGGCCAAATCCCCTCTGGTGTATATTTTGGCTGTTCCAAATGATACGCTTCCAAGATAGTAGACGATTCCGGCTGTTATACCTGTTGGTAAGGTTGCTCCCGTAAATATTACGGCCTGATAATTGGCAAGAGTTCCTACAAGCCCGACACTTCCAAGACCAATTACTCCAGTAATAGTGTTAACTCCAGCCAAATTTCCAGAGACACTAGGAAGGGAGGATTTTATAGTTGCAAATGCTACCGATGCTTCACCGGGAATAGAAGAGAAGTTAACATTTCGCATATCACCAATACCTTTGTACGGATCATCTGCGATGCCGTTTTCAAATCCTGATATGACGATATCTTTACCTTCTATCTTATAACTCATATTAGTTTTGGAATAAGTGATAAATTATTAAACCAATCATTGCTACTCCAACTGCAGTATATATCAGCATTGCCGTAAAGTAATTTCCTTTTGATGATTCTAAAGTTCTGATTCTAACTTCATGATCTTCATTCACCGTCTTCTGCAAACCATCAACGATATGCCGGTCAGCTTTATCTTTTTCAAGTGCTGCAATTCTTGTGGCGGTTCCGTCTTTCAATTCCTTAATGTCATTCCGAACATTTTGCATTTCGGTCCGAAGCTCTATGAGAAGGTCATGATCAGTTGCTTTTATCATTGCCATGGGTAGCCGTTGATTATGGTTAATAAATATTCAGCAGTTTCTTCCTCTTTATTGTATCCAGGGTCGCCTTTCTTTTTTGCAAGAAAGTTATTTAGGACTGTTTTTAACGCTTCAATTAATTGTTCTGGTGTCATATATTTTAAGTATTATAGTGACTAGGAAACGGACTAAAGTGGAATCCTGGTGTTGGACCATAAGTAGCAGATATATCATCAACATAAACAATTTTTCCAGAACTGTTAGGATTTTGGAAAAAAATCAAATCAACAGAAGTTTGAGGGTCATAGAAATTTAGAGGAGCGCTCCAAGCACCACCATTGATACTTACTTTATAGGTATCAGCAGATAGACCTTCCCAACCACCAGCACCACATTCAAAAGCAATACCAATACGAACCCAAGTGCCAGGAGTAAATGTACCAACTTGAACAGCGCCATGACCATCATAAGAATTTATCGCTCCACTACTTCCATTAAAATTCATAATGACTGCATCGGGATACAAAGCACATGCAATATCAGCAGAGTTACCTCCGTTTTTTACAGAAAAATATACTGTGCCATTGGTATAATTTGATATAGCATGTCTTACTGTTGGAGTACCAGAAGTCCCTGCTGTAATTTTGAGTTGTTGAGTTCCAAGATACGGACTATTTGTATTGACCACATCATAAGTAGCATTTCCTGGCGTTGTCACATACCACCCGTTTTGTCCATCAATTGTGGCAAGGTTTAATGTTTCAAAATCTTCTGTAAATGTCCAAGGATTCATAGTTTTTTAATTAATTATTAAGTTACTAATACGCTAACAGTTGCACCTGAACTTCCCGTTGGTGCTGATGCTCCATTTACAACTGCACAACTTATTGAATCTCCCGCAACTGCAGTAAATGAGTGAGTAATGTCACTAGCTGTTGCTGTTGTAAATACTCCAGTGGTAAGTGCTGTTGCCACACCATTTTTATAGACTGTAATTGTTCTTCCGTTGGCACCAGGTGCTGTTGCTAATTCAACATACAATTTAGATATTGTACAAGAAGCTGATATTAATTGTTTTGTACCATCTGCAATAGTATCTATAGTGGACATAGCTCCTGCACTTACTATAAAGAATCTTGTTGCGTTAGTAACATTTGAAAGAGCAGCAAGAGTTATGAATCTTATACTTGCTTGTGATGGTCCTGTATAACCTGTGTATCCAGTATAACCAGTAACGCCAGTATATCCCGTTGGACCTGTGTATCCAGTAATGTCTGGACCGGTGTAGCCAGTTGTTCCAGTAAATCCTGTTGGACCGGTGTAGCCAGTGATGTTTGGACCAGTATAACCGGTATAACCAGTAGCGCCAGTGTATCCAGTTGGTCCTGTATATCCAGTGAAATTTCCAGGACCCGTGTATCCAGTGTACCCCGTGTATCCAATTTCAACCAATAAATCCCACCAAGTATTTCCGGCAAGAATAGGCGCATGAATAGCAGAACTTGGTCCGTTTGCAACCAAACAAACATATCCAGAACCTTCGAATTGAACAGTTTGATTTAGAGAATAGTCGGTGGCAGCACTATAAACTCCCATCCAGAAAAATTCTGTACCAGTAAATCCTGTGAATCCAGTTGGACCTGTATATCCAGTTGGACCTGTATATCCAGTATAGCCTGTGATGTTTGGACCAGTGTAGCCAGTATATCCGGTGACTCCGGTATATCCCGTTGGACCTGTATATCCAGTAATGTTCGGACCAGTGTAACCCGTAAATCCAGTCTCACCTGTATATCCAGTTGGACCTGTGTATCCAGTAATGTTCGGACCAGTGTAGCCAGTAAATCCTGTTGGTCCTATCGGTCCAGTATATCCGGTATAACCTGTGATGTCTGGACCAGTGTAGCCAGTAAATCCTGTATAGCCAGTAAATCCTGTATAACCTGTCGTGTTTGGACCAGTATATCCGGTTGCACCAATTTGACCGGTGTATCCCGTATATCCAATTTCAACCAGTAAATCCCACCAAGTGTTTCCCGCGAGTACGGGAGAGTGGACGGCAGAGCCGGGACCGTTTGCTACTAAGCAAACATAACCCGAGCCTTCAAATTGAACAGTGTCATTTGGTAAGTAATCAGTTCCAGCGCTATAAGCACCCTGCCAAGGGAATTGGGTTCCAGTATAGCCAGTAAATCCTGTATATCCGGTAGCACCAGTTGCTGTTGCTGAACCCGGAATACCTGTGTATCCGGTATAACCCGTCTCGCCCGTGTATCCAGTGAATCCTATTGGACCAGTGTATCCAGTATAACCCGTGATATTCGGACCAGTGTAACCAGTAAATCCTGTCGGTCCTGTTGGACCTGTATATCCTGTATATCCTGTATATCCTGTAGCACCATCACTTCCAGCAATAGCTACTAAGTTTAAGTTACCATCTACAAGTGTATATGTTTGAGGACTACTTGTTTGTCCAGTAGCCCAGACTTCAACAATATCATCTGGTACTAAAACAATTAAACCAGAAAGGGCTACTTCTGTAGAGAATATAACAGGAATTATAACTGATGAATGTAAACTTGTAATAGGGGCACCATTAATCTGAATGTTAAAATCAATTTGGTCAGAAGCCGTGCCCGTGAGTGATGCCGTAAATGTTAATAGATAAGTAGAACCAACATTACAAGTTAATTTAGAATTAGCTTGGTCTGGAGTAAATCCATTATTTTCTCCATCTGTCCAGTTTCCGCCAGCAGTAACAAGATAAGGAGTACCTAAAGTAGTGAGTACATTAGAATTAGTATTGTCTATAACAAATAATTCTCCATAAGCAGAGACTCCTGGAAGTGCTGGTAAACCTGTCCAGCCTGTATATCCAGTATATCCAGTAAACGCACCGGCACCCGTGTATCCTGTGAATCCTGTAAAACCAGTTTCTCCTTGAGGACCAGTGTAGCCAGTATATCCAGTAATTTCTGGACCTGTATATCCGGTATAACCTGTGAAATTTCCAGCACCAGTGTATCCTGTGTATCCTGTAAATCCTTTTTCAACTAACAAATCCCACCAAGTATTTCCAGCGAGAATTGGTGCGTGAACTGCCGAGCCCGGTCCATTTGCTATGAGACAAATGTAACCAGATCCTTGATATTGAACTGTATCATTTGGAAGATAATTCGTACCGGCACTGTATGCTCCTTGCCAAGGAAACTCTGTTCCGGTGTAGCCCGTATAGCCTGTGGCACCTGTATTTGTTGCTGATCCAGGACTTCCTGTGTAACCCGTATAGCCAGTGGATCCAGTATAGCCTGTCACTCCTTCCAGTCCTGTATATCCTGTATAACCAGTAATTCCTGGTCCTGTGTAACCCGTGTAACCAGTTGACCCTTCAAGTCCAGTGGGACCTGTTGGCCCAAAATCTCCGGTATAACCGGTGTAACCTGTAAATCCTATTCCTTGCGGACCTGTAAATCCTGTATAGCCAGTAGCACCTGTATTAGTAGCCAAACCAGGAGCACCAGTATCTCCCGTATACCCCGTGTATCCTGTATAGCCGGTAGCTCCAGTGGAAGCAGCAATTCCTTGAGGTCCCGTGAATCCTGTGTAGCCTGTGTAGCCAGTAGGTCCCGCTGGGCCTGCACCATCAGCAAGTAGCCGATGAGTCACCGGATCTGCATACAAAGTTACGATCTCTCCATCTCCGGCATTAGATAATGCGGTGAGGGTAGGTCTTGAATTTTGGTCTATTTTGGCTACTTCTGCCATGTTAGTTTATATTAATTAATAAAGCTTGTGTTAAAGGATCTGCGTATAATTCTACAATTGAGCCGTCTGCTGCCGATGAAAGGGCAGTCAATACAGGCACTCCATTTTCATCCAGCATGGCATTTCCAAGATTGTTTCCATTATCAACTCCAGTCGTTCCATCGCTTACACGCAACCAATGACTTGTCGGATCGGCTACCAACGGCACAATAGTTACTCCATCATTTCTTGATGATGCAATCATTGTCGGTCTTGTGTTTTCATCGTGTTTTGCGTTACTCATATTTTTATGCTGTTGCTACATTTCCATCTTGTGATATTGGATACCATAGACAATAAAAGGTCAGGGTTCCAGCCGTAACCGTATCAGTTGCTATAGTTTGAATTATGTTTGTTGATGCCACGATAAGTTGGTTAGGCATCACTCCTACTGTTGGCGGATTTAAGCCATACCAGATTTCGCCTGCATCAATTGCGGTGGCTGCGGTTTGAGCAATTATGGCTGCCGTATTTCCTGAGATACCAACTTCCAATGTGCCAGACCCAGTCAAATCAACTGCCCCAGCAACAGCAAATACTTGAATAGCTACAGTGCCGGTTACCGTGAACAAGGGGGTTATTCCTATTGCCCCAGTAGTAGCGGCTGCATAAGTGATTGCCTTTGAAGAGATAAGACCCATGCCGGTTATCGGCACATCGTTATCATCCCTTACAAATGCTCCTCTCATTGTTAATTGGTCTGTCATATTATTGTTTGTTAATTCTTGCTAATGTTCTTTCTAATGTTTCCCTTTGGTCTTTTAATCTGAGTTTTTCATTTACTATTTCTTTCTCTTCTACCTCTATCTGCTCCTTTCTCTTATCAAGAGTGAACAGATATGATGTGATGCCTTTCTCTCTCTCTGCGAACTCAGCATTTTTGATATCGTAATATTTATCCCAGCGATTCTTTTCTGTAATTGTCTCCTGTTTAATTCTTTCGGTATCTTGAAGGTTCTGTGCTACCCCGTCATATACTCGGATCAGCTCTCTTTCCCGCACTTTTATGCGGTTAAGGGCTTCAGATTCGAGCCGAGTTTTGTTTTCCAGCACCTTCTCTTTCTTCAGAGTTTCCGCTGAAACCACCAGTAAATCGCTCTTAATTTGCTCAATTTCGGCACTTTTCTTCGCAACTTCTTCCCATTCAGCCGTCAAAGGTTTGATCAATTCGAGCCGTTCTGCCTCCAAATATGCCACTTCTTGCCTCTTATTATCGACATCCTTGCTTAGTTGACCCGTCTGCCTCTCCAGTTCAGCCTTCATACCCTCTATAAACTTGGCATGCTGGCCCTCTAAATTGGCTAAAGTCAATCGCAAAGCATCAACTTTTCTGGCAATAGTCAAACCTTCATCGATCTGCTGTCTTTTTTGCTCAGCAATGTCCTTTTGAATTGTGCTTTTCTTGAGCAGTTTCATTGTTATTTTGTTTCTGTATCGGGCATTTTACCCATTTCTTCAGGGACATCATCCTTAAAGACATAGTTCGGATTGTCTTTGTCCGATATAGCCTTTGACCCTTTGAATGTCTTATCACTTGCTCGAGGAATGTCCTTTACCTTTGCTTGTGCTTTTGGTAATGGAGACAAACACTGATCTATCCAAGGTTGGAGCAATTTCTCATCGAAGGTAGGGGGCAATCCGCCTCCCAGCTTTGACATTCTGATATACTCCTTGCTTTTATAGAACTCTCGTGATGCAAGTTTGTAAGCAAATTTCTTCCTGATTTCTTGGATATTCTCCAACGATTCGTTAGAGATAATCATCGGGCAAGAAGTGCCTGCAGGATACAGATACTCTACATTATTCCAAAGAACTTTGAAGTCCTCCTCTGTTGCGTTAGTAAATCGAAACACCCCATCGAAGTCTTCGTTTATTGCAATTTCCATAATAATTGCTGATTTCAGGTACAGCAGAACCTTGGTTATTATTATTGAACTCTTTCGGAGCTCATGTCAGCCCCTCACAAGGAGCTGACGGAACTACTAAAGTGTCCTTAATGGACTTTAGAGCTGAACATTGATCAACTGACACTTGGTGTTTTCACCGGCTACAGTTGAAGTTCCAATTCTATTGCGAGTTGCTGCCACATATGTGACAACTGCCCCAGGAACAGAACTTGAAGGCATAACATCCAAGCCAATTGCCGTTGCACTATCATTCAGACAAGCTACCGGTCCTCTTTTAACGAGGAATCCATAACTTAGAGCTGGAATTGGAGTAACTGTTACACCAACTGAAGCTCCAGTTGCGGCTGCCGGAGAGATAATAACATTGACAAAAGGATTAAGAGTTAGAGATACCTTTGAATCAGCTACCGCTGTTGCTACTGACAATGGATCTTCCAATGTAAGTACAACTGTTCCAGAAGTGACTGCCTGAGCTGGATGTGAGTTGATTCTGAGGGTCTGACCAATGCCAGTTCCTGCAGAAACTACTGCGAATCCACCCGCATACTGATTAGCTGTGACAGCTGTACCACCCAAAGTCACTGTGATTTGAGTTGCACCAATGGCTGCTGTTGCACAAGTTAAGCCAGTGTGATTTGCACCTATGGAGGCCGGAGCCTGTACGAGGTTTCCCGCAACCAGTGCACCTGCACCATTCTGAACTAAGACCAATTCACGACCATCTGCGGTTTGAAACTTTGCACCGCAAAGGGTTGTAGGCGACGCATCCGAAGCTACTGTTGGTGTAACACCACCTCTACTCCCAAACAGTGAGAACGGAGCACCTTTGAAATCTGATATGTAAGACATTTTGTTTTGGTTATTATGCAATGGTCATATGGGTTTCCCCATATAGCGTGTGCTTGTTATCCATTACATAAGTTAATAATTTCTAATCTACTGCTGTGAAGAACGGCATTCGATAGGTATTCGCACCAACTTTAACGGTGAAATATCCATCTGCCGTAGAATAAGTTCCAGCACCAACTGTTGCACAGTCAAGAGTTGTACTTTCAGCATAAATCAAGTTTGTGAATCCAGCACTGTCTTTAGCTGCTATGTTTATAACAGCAGGCACTGCACCTGAAGCTGGACTATCAGCCCCAGTTGTAATCCTTAACATTGCTGTATCGGCAGGGTTTGTACCCTGAGACTGGTCTTGAATCACAACCCCATAGTTGGAAGTACTTATTACTCCATTATTTTTGAGGTTGAATTGAGCAGTAATTGCGGAACCTAATGTTCCGGCACCAGTCTTGTTTTCTGCCGTTAGAGCCATACCGTTGATCCACGATTCAGTTGCACCGGCAGCATTTCTGACTGTTACATCAAAACCTCTTGTCGCACCATTAGTACCATTGACGGCACTATTGTAGACAGACATTTTGAATCCACAATCAGGGTTTCCATCCCAACTGGTTAGGGCATAGCCTGAAGTTCTATCCAGCGAAAGGCTGATAGCTCCCTGTCTATCACCCGCTGTCAAGCCAGTTGGAGCCTTCTCCATAGTAAGGTCCTTGTTGGTTTTCAAGCCAAACAACGCCACTACTGGAAGGGATCCTTCTATCGTTGTGTCTATGTTTATCATATATGATTTTATTTAGACTGATAATCTACGACCATATATGGTTAAACACCAGCTACACCGGTGAGTTTGCCGTTACGGAATGGGTTAGTACAGATCAACTGACCGCCCATAATCATGAAGCCATTTACTGCTCCCTGGTTGTAAGCTTTGATCCAATTAGTCCATGTAAAGGCTTTGGTTGCATTGGCTGGGTTGTAGGCATAGATGTTACCCTTGATATTTTTGTCTTCAAGAGAAACAGCCTCTCCTTCCCACCAGTTCAGTCCGAAGAATTTGAGGTAGTCAAGATTCAAGAGATAGAAGTTACCTGTTAGACACTTCTTATCCTTATAGATGGTCAAGCCATCCCAGATCAGACCCTTAGCCTTGTATCCGGTTCCGGCATCCATATTCTGGAAGTCAGAGTATGTATTGCGTTGGAATGGTTGCAAGAGCTGTTCGAAGTATGACCAAGTGGTGTAATCAGTGTAGGCAAACGATGGAGCTACACGACCATCAGTGATTGAGTTAGCAAGCTGTCTGACTTTCAAGAGCGAAATTGTTCCACCTGAAGCTGTGACAGTTGCGTTAAGACCCGCATAGGTTGCTCTGGACAGACCACCGTAAGTGGAAGCAACTGAGCCATCGTCAACGATGTTGGCGAGACCGGCAGGAGCTTTGCCACCGAAGGAAGTGCCATCACCCTGGAAGAAGTTACCGATATCATCGGCAGCATCTTGAGCTCTGGACTTCATCATGGTCTTCATGAGATTCAATCTCTGAAGCGGAGTCTTGTTAACAGACAAATCTGAACCAGCCAAAGCGACATTTGTAGCGACGAAGGTCGGGTAGAATGTCATGTTAACTGACACAGGTTGCTGTGTGGTTGGCAACTGATCGAAGCCGTTGAAGGCTACAGAAGCCACTCCTTTCTGGTACTTTATAGGGAACAACATCTGCGAACCGTCCCATTTTTCGGTGTTCCCTAGGATTTCACCGAAGAAGAAGTTATCTCGCAATACTTGGTCTACCCAAGCTGGAGCGAGGTATTGGTTCGTGGTTGTCTGGATATTAATTGATGGAGGCATTGTGATTAATGGTTATTTGAATAAATTACCGAAGATTCTGTCTACGGCACTCCAAGATTTATCGGTAGTAACTGGGGCATTGGATGCATCGGCAGACCTTTGCATACCTCTGGCCGCCAACTCTTTTGCTTTCAAGTTTGCAGGTGCATCGGATTTTCTCTGATCCTTGAATAGGCTGAATGCCGCATCAAGATCTGGGTAGTCTTTTACCTGTCCATACTCATCCTTAGGAGAGATGGCGGTGATGAAGTCTACAAACTCGCTTCTCATCTTACGGGCTGCCGGGGTGTTGGAAGTCAGGTCCACATCGTGTTCATCTTCTATGGCCTCAAAGCCACGGGAGAGTTCCTCGAATGCTGCCGCCTCTTCTGCTACCTCTTCATCCCTCTGAGATTCAAGTTCTTGGATTGCTCGTCTGGAAGCATTCTCTTCAACATCTTTCAGTGCCTTTTCAAACGACTTTAATGCTCTCACCTTTTCAGGTGTATCATTGCCTATTATCGTTTCAAGGGCACCGATGACATCGGGAGATTCTTCCTTTTCTTTCTCAATGTACTGGGGTTCAGGCGGCTTCATCTCGGAGAATCGTCTTGCGACTTCCTTCTCAATGAATCGCTGAACTTTAGGGTCTTTGTGGTAAGGAAGCTTTTCTTCCTTTTCTTCTGCTGGCTTCTCTTCTTTCTTTTCTTCGGGAGTACCCAGCGGATCTTTCTCTTCGGGCTTAAACGGATCATCTTTTGGTTGATTGTCTAAACCACTCAAAAACTCGTCTACTTCATTAGCCATAAATTTGCGGTGTGATTCAGGTTCACAGAGAGACCTTTAATATGATTAATGCTTTCACAGAGCTTTGTCTTTATACTCTTAGCTCGAGGAACAAGAGTTGTTATTTAATTATGCACTCTCTTAACTTCACCACTCTTTGAACCCTCCCAATGAAATCCTTTGGGAGATTTAGCTTTCTTCAACGCCTTCTCTTTGGCTTCGTGTCTCTCATGTTTTAGTTTAGAATATGAACCTAATTTTTTTGTTACTTTTGGATGAATTTCCATATATTTTGAATTATTCTGCATCATGAACTGGTGCTTCCTCGACTGGAGCAACTTCTTCAACAGGGGCTTCGACTGGAGTCTCCTCTGTGACGGGAGCTTCCTCGGCTACAGCAAGAGCTTCTTCCATTGATTCAACAGGAACTGCTTCTGCTTCGATTTTAGCAACTGCCTCTTCTCCGAGCTCAGCTACCATTTCTTCTCTTGTTTTTACATTTTCTTCTTCCATGTTATTTGTGTTAATTGATTAATAATTTTTATCTAACAAATGCTTTTGCATTCTTAGCATCTATTTTTTTAATAATTCCTCCTTTGTAGCGATCACCAACTCTTCCTGCACCGATTGAGTGCCATTTGCCACTCATTTTCTTTAACGCTTTATTCTTCGCTTTAGGAGCAAACTTCGAATCCTCTGAACGGACATTCTCTGGATCGTGATGTGGATTTGGATGTGACATGTTATTGTTTTTTATTTTTAATTCTAAACTTTTCCATCGATTTCCTACTGCTATCCGTTGCAATAAATGGAAAGCTTCTTTTTGCTTTATGCAACGCTTTTGAACGAGCCTCGAACTTGTCTGCTTTTTTCATTGCCCTATCAAATCTGCTTTCTAAATCGTGTGACATATATTTATATTATTAATTAATCATTCCACGCTCTTTTAAATTTATGTTGATGTTGTCTTTTTTGTTCAGCTGTCTTAGGCCATTCTACTGAACCTTTTGGTTTAGCATTAGGCCAGTCTTTCATTTTAGCTTTCTGTTCTGCTTTGCTTAGATATCTGACACCTTGAGGTGATACATAATGACCACTATCTTTTTTCTTTTGTAGTGCTTTATGTTTGGGAGCACCATGCTTCTTGAACCATTCCTTACTAGCAGGTTGAGCGATCATTGCTTTTAAATCTTTGATGGTTTTCATTTTATTTAATCAAATTCACGATGACTTTTATGTTCTTCTAACGCTTGAATGAAAGTCTGACCTTTTCTTTTTGGCTTCCATGTTCCATTATCGAAACTTTGTGCTTCTTTTTTGTGGGCTTCTAATCTTTCAATGAATCCACCTTTTGATGCCATCTTTCTTAATACTTTATGTTTTGGATTTTTCATATATTTTAACTTACTTGACCTCCCCTAACATCTTTGGCTGATAATCCACGAGATTTTCTATACATTTTCTCTTGATGAACAGGGGAACTTTCTTTTTGTTCCTGTTTGTATTCTTTTGAGTTCATGTACTTTTTAAGATGAAATCTTTCCCACTTTTCTAATGCTTTTGCTTTTGAATTTTTCATACTCATAATTAAGCCATACCTGACTTAAACAGGCAAGGCGTTAGTGTTAATGGGGACATTTGATAATGCACTACTTGCTGGGGGTTGAGCGAGGCTCAAGGATGCCTCTGGTTGCCCTGAAACTGCCCCAAGGTTTGGTGGGTTGTTAGGAAGGTTCGTACCACCCATCTGGGGCATTGACTCTGGGAAATACTGTTGCATATATTGCTGTGGATTTACTCTGAACATTGTGACCATTTTGGCTGTCTCCATTGGGTCCGGGTAATTGAGTTTTTTGAATAGGTTTATCGGATCAAGCCATCCTTTATTAGCCAAGTCTATTGCTAAGTTCTGCTCTGTGATCTCATCCTTCGGTTGCATAGAGTTTGGAGACACTGAAATGACAAACTTCCTTTCCAGATTTGAACTCTGAACTTGAACATATTCTACTGCTCTGCCATTGCCCATGATGGCTCCATAGTGTGGCTCATCATAGAAGACCGCATAGAGTTGTACCCACCAATTGAAGATGTTATCTGCCACTTGCTCCAGTGCATCGCCTATACCGCCGCCTATTCTTGTCGTATCGTGGCTCTGATTGAGTATCATACCTCTGGCTGTAGTCTGTTCATCTTGCGGTTGAGCACTGATGCCTTGTGTTCCGAATATGGATCTGAGTGCTATCTTGTCATTCTCTTGTGCTTGGAATACTGCTGATGGAATGTTGGCCGCTGGCAGTCTTTGAATGGCTTCATTTACCTTTCCGCCCGGCACCAGTACAGGGTCACCATCTTCTAGGGCTGTGGCTGCCTGATGGGCTGTTTCGGTATTGAATGATAGTCCCGAGAGGGCAATTGAGTTGTTGCCGGTTCTCAGGTTTCTTGTTATCTGGTCATCTCTGTCATTGATTCTGTCTTGATTGGGTATGTTCTGTTCAATCAGGTTTGTTATGTCATGCGGTCGTTCCTGCAGGGAGAACACTGAAAGGAAGGTATACGGCATTTTAGGTACTGCGAAGTGATTGATATTATTTTCGTAATTGAAGAACTCGTTCTTGTGTTTATCCAATATTTTGTCTTGATAGGTTGAGAAGCAATAGTCATCTGTCCACCATTCTGTTCGCACCACTTTTGTGCCGAGTTTGTTATCAACTTTTAGCTTTATATAACTTGATATGCTTGGGAACATGTCTATGAGCTCTCCAGCTGTGCTTTCAATTCGCTCTCCTAAGAATTGACCCACAAAGTTTCCATACTCATCCACATATCCATCGGGATCCAATAGGAAGTTCTGCGGTTTTCTTAAATCAAGTTTGATGTCTTTGACCTTTTCTTCCCATCCGTGTTTGATTACGCCTATGAAGTATATTGACCAGTGCCTAACCATCACACCCAATTTCTTTCGCAGACACAGCACATCGGCATGGTATTGAAGCATTGACTTGATGTCATCGGATGCCTTCTTGCCTTCTTCAGTGTTGTCACTCCACACTACCGGCTCCGGGTTCTTTGAGAGGGCTTGCGGTATGAAAGTCTCTTCAGCTTCAAATATGAGGTTAGACGAAACTACCCGATCCTCTCCGGCCGGGCTTCTTTGTCTACCTGCGTAGTATATTTTATTTTTATCTTGTCTCGGCTTTACTTTAGGTCCATAGCCGTTCCACTTTCCTTCCCATTCATCTTTGAGGTCTAACAATTCCTGATCGGTCATCGGCAATTTCAACACATCCATTTCTTCTCCCTGTGTTCCTTCTTCTTTACCTGTCTCGGCATTAGTTTTATTGATCCCGCTTTCAACGAGATTGGCTACGCCTGAGATATTCTTTTGGAATGAGTCTTCCATTTGTTATTAAAATAACGAACACATCTCTGTGTCCGCCTTTGTTAGGTTAGGATTTATTAATATGCACATATTATACACCTTTCGAAATGTCAACGCAAATCTTGTGGATAGTATTATTTCTTCCATACAATTTCTTCTTTAACTATGTTCTGTACTTCCCCAAATGCTATGTTAAATATGACTTTTCCGAAGTTTATGTCGAATGCTTTCTTCTCTTCCAGAGTCGTAAATAGGTCATAATGTTTCTGAAACCGCACGAACTTATCCACATCTTCTGTAGTTAAGAATACAGTTACCATCTCTTCTTTTATTGTTTCGGTATTCATAGATTTAAGTCAATGCACACTCCGTTCTCATTACAATAAATTGTTTTCTTGAAGTTGTTTCCACATTGCTCTGGATGTTCTTTCAACATTCTTTTCCTTTCAGCAAGTCTCTCTTTATCCCAAGCTTTTCTCATCTTGCTTTTCGCCTTGGCTGTGTGTTTGTATCCCGGTACTCCCATATTAGAAATTTGCTTTAACTCCCAGCCGTCTGCCGGTTATCACTCCATCGGCTCGACTACCGATTGATACTCCCGCCATGAATGTATCTTTATGTATGATCTCTGCCAGTTCTTCAGCGAATCTGTCCATACCGACCAATCCATAGATTGTCGCCATAGCCCAGTGATCCGGTCCTTTACGCTTCCATACCCATCGCCATGAGTATTGCGGGTCATTCTCTTCACCCATTTCAATCTCTTTGATGCGGTATATATTCAGCCAGTGATTGAAATAGTCCTGCCAATCTTCCTTTGAACCGTTGAATTGTATTCTGGTCTCATTCAGTTGATCTACTGCCAGTTGTACCGCTCGGTTCCTGTCCACCAACACTTTACCCCATTCATCGCCATCACCCCAGCGAATCAGTTGCTGATTGCGTGTTTCCTTTACGAACCAGCACAGATATACTCGACCTGTATATTTAGCCTGAAGCTTTCTCACTCCAATCAGGTCACCTCCCTGGTCTGATATCAGTATTGCATTCTTATCTTCTTCCATTATCTTATCTATCTCATCGTATGGATCGTATCCTTTGATATTTGATTCAGCCACTGACGGACAATACCCGTAATAGAATACTCCCTCTCGGTTCATCATCGTGTAATGCAAGGAGTGTCCCGTATCCAATCCTATGATGGTCCGGCTCAGTCGTTGATTGATTTCCTCTGTTAGACATCCATCCAGTATTCTTTGGTTGAGTGCATCATTTGGGTTTACATATGGGAGTCCGGCAACGAAGTTGTAGAAGTATTCTCTGCTCTTTGTCTTCTTATGCTCGCATATCTTCTTGGCTTCAATCATTGGGTTGATCCATAGCGGTATCCAGTATCCGCTCCATTCTCCCACTGCCGTTGGTATCCACTCACCCATTCGTATTTCTTCTCTGGTTATCACTCCTTGGCAGTGTGGACATTGATATATCTCTGATGTGTAGTTTATGCACGATTCATCCATCACATACTGCTTGCCACAACTGTGTTTGATATGCCATTTCTTTTGATCTGATTGTAGCCAGAATCTGTCCACCCCAAATTCTGGAATGGTTGGGTTACTGAACACCCATTTGTATCCGTACTTGCTGTGCTGTAAGCGGGAGTCATATATTTCAAGTATCTCTTGCGGTGCTTTGTCGTATTCATCCGCCACCAGCATATCCAGTGTAAGCATAATGGCACTGCGATCTGTTTGAGCTCCGAGATAGAATACATAGTTTTCATCTATCTGCTTCTGGCTTATGCTGTCTTTCTCTTTGAACCACTTCTCGATAATAGGGTTCTGTTGAGCCATACGATTGACCTTTGAACCAACGAACTTCTGCACCATTTCTACTGTCGGCAATATGTATCCTATGTCCATTCGTTGATTGCGAGCCAACCATATGGTCTTGAGTATTGCCATTGTGCTGAATCCAATCTGTCCGGCTTTCAAACAACACAGATACTTTGAATTGTCCCGATAGATGTCGTATAAGTATCGGTGGGTTTCAAAGTCCAATGGCTTACCATTCTCAGTTTTTATCTGATTGTTTTTTATCCAGCTTATGATTGAGATTTTCTCTAATTCCATTATAAAGTTTTCTTAATCTCCTCTTCATACTTTTGTGCTATTGCTTGTGCTTCCTTACTCTTCACATCTACTGATCCAGTCATCTCTACTTTTGTTTCAGTCTTTGTAGTTGCTGTGCCATGTAATCTGTCCAGCACATCTTTGTAGAATGCATAGTTTCCACCACGAGCATTCAATAATCCTTTTGAAAGTATTTCTTCCTCAAGTTCCTCGGGAGTTTTATTGTTTAACTTTGCTAACTTAATTAAAGCTTCACGATAGATTGTTGCATAGTTACGCTGTCCAAGTGGTCTGCCATTTGGATTTCCTGTTTCACCTGGCTTCCAGGGTTGCAAGTTTTCTATTCCTGTGTTTTTTCCACTGTTTTCTTCCATATCATTGGTTGACCATTCTTAATAATTGTTTCATTATTTGTGTAGTCAACATATCTTTGTATAATAATATCGACATACTTAGGATCTAACTCCATTCCATAGCACACTCTTCCGGTCTTATCACTTGCTATAAGAGTGCTTCCGCTCCCTAGAAATGGATCAAGCACTTTCTCATTTCTCTGTGTGCTGTTTACTATTGCTCTTTGTATCAATTCTACAGGTTTTTGGGTTGGATGCACATAGTCTCCGGTTGGCTCTCTCTTCATAGTCCATATGGTTGTTTTGCCTTCTGCTTCCATCTTCTTCATCTTCTTAGCCCAGTTCATAAGTTCTATGTCACTCTTTTGGAAGTCCCATACGGATGTTCCAGTCCGGTCTCCATAGAAGTTGGCATTCTCTTTGGTGCAGTAGAAGAATGGTTCATGCTTTGGTCTGTATTCATTCATTCCCATACCGGCACTTGGTTTATTCCATATGAGCTGGGTTTTTACCTTCCAATTCGTTTCATTGATTGCTTTTCTGAAATGGTCTTGGGTAAGCGGACTATGGAACACATACCATGCCGCTCCGCCTTCCGAATATCTTGCCATTTGCTCAAATGCTTTGGTTAGAAACTCTTGGAACGATGCATCACTCATATTGTCATTCATTATGGTGTTGCTGGTATTTTCCCCCGTTCCCGAGTAATTCACATTGTAAGGCGGATCTGTAAACACCATATCGGCCCGGAAGTCCCCACAAAGCCTCTCAAAGTCCTCAGGGTTGGTTGAATCTCCGCAAAGCACCTTATGCCTTGCATTCTCGTTAATCTCTATGTCTTCCCCACAATCACACTTTTTGACCATTTTTGTATATTGATTTATTGCTATAGTTTTTGAATCTTTGAATGGCTACATCGCACTGACCTGGTTCCATTTCCATACCATACACCTTCCTATCTGATTTCTCTCCGGCTATGAGGGTCGTTCCTGATCCCATGAAAGGGTCAAGCACCACATCACCCGGCAGAGTCATCACTACAATCGCTTTGGTTGGTAGGGCTACCGGGAAGCAAGCCTTATTCGTATCCGTCTGGCTCTTGAAGGTTGTTATGTACCAATAGTTTGTCAGGTTTCGGTTGGTTCTCTTGTTGAAGGTTACCGTTCCGTTTGCTCCCACATAGTTATAGTCCAGCTCTCTATTCTCCGTGTCCTCGTTCTCTGTCGCCAGAATCATTTCGTACCTTCTAGTCAGCATACTCGGGCTGGTTATAGGCATGCCATGTCCCTTATCCCAGATGATATGCTCCAAGAACTTGAAGCCGGTCTTCATCAGTATCTCACCGAATATCTTTATCCATTCCGATCTTGAGTTCTTGTTGTAGCTTATGTTCCAGAATAGGAAGCCCTTCGTGTATCTCTCGCAGTTCTGTATCACATTCAGATTGAAGTCTATGTACTCCTGGCTCTGTTTGTTATCTTTGTATTCCTTATAAAGGTTGGCATTCATATTGTAAGGCGGGGAAGTGAATATCAGTTTGGCCGGTGGCTGTCCGGCGAAGAGTTTGTCATAGTCTTCCGCCTTAGTACTGTCACCGCATACCAGTCGGTGATCATACTTCACTTCCGTATCCCATTCGTGTTCACATTCAGACATAGTGTTTTTTACCGCATTTTTTACAAAGAACATATGCTCCCATTTCGTATAGGTCGCCTGGCTGGGTTATGGCCGGAACATTCTCCGGTATTACATCATCATTCTCATCGGGTTCCAGTATCAGGTCTTTATCAAAGCCGGTCATCTCCAGCATTTCTTCCGATAGTCCTTTCAGCTCTTCAATCACCAGTCCCATATCCCATTCCGATTCATTCAGTTTGTTGTCAGCCAATCGGTATGCTTTGGCTTGCTCTTCGGTCAGGTTCACCATAATGAAGGGAACTTCTTTCATTCCCAGCATCTTGGCCGCCTCAAACCTTCCGTGGCCGACTATAATCACATTGTTTTTGTCCACCACAATGGGCTGATTGAAGCCAAACTCTTTGATTGAAGCTGCCACTTGTTTCACATGTGCCATCGGATGCTTCTTGGCATTCTTCTCGTATGGTTTTATAAGGTTTATATCCATCATAGTTTGTAGTACATTCCGTCCAGCTGTTTGATCAGGTATTTATTGACTTCTTCGCTCACCGGCACGGCATCCAAGACGAATCTGTAATCTCCCATCAGTTGACCCTTTCGAATCATCAGGCATAGGTCGCCTTTATCGGTATGAGCCAGCACATGCCTAATCTCTCCGACCTTTAACATTTTCATCAGTTCATTGTCATTTTTATAGACATCTTTGAGTTCTTTCATAGTATTATTTTACCATATTTTTAATAGCTCGGAAACACTTACCACAGAGCTTTCCGCTGGAGGTTATCACCTCATCCAGCTGTCCTGGTTTGAATGTTCTGTATCTCACAAACCACTTCACCTTATTGCATCCCGTGCATTTTGCCTTGAATATCATTGTAATGTTTTTTTAATTGCTTGCCTCTGTCACAGTCACAGAATCTCATAATGGGATTTTGTTTCATATATTCTGGATCATCACTGAAGTCTGGGTGACCCACTGTATAATCAATCGTGGTGGCGTATCCTTTGCCATAACAATCCGTACACCCTCCGAATGCCTTCGATGCTTCTTCGTATCCAGTCTGGTATCCCATTCTCCAATTTTGACCTTTTTTATTCTCTTTCATATGATTCTGAGCCATCTTAGTAATCTCTTCCACCAGCTTTGCTTCTTAAGAATGAGTGGTGGTGGAACTATTCTCATCTTGACTGGATGCACAAACTTTTCACTCATCGTATTGCCATGGCATTTCACTCGCTTAGCCAATTCTCTTTTACGCTTTAATCTTTTCATTGCTATTTTAGAAGGGGAGTTTAACATTTTGTTCAGGTTTTTTAGGTGGCAGATTAATAACCATACCTGTAGTCAGTATGGTTGAAGCCAGGGCCACCGCATTCCTGACTGCGTTCTTAACTACTGAAGCTGCATCGACCACTTCATCGCCCCAGTCTGGTGTTGCCAATCCCATATTATCTAAGTTTTGTTTGAGTGGAGCTTCCAATGCTTTTGTCAGAATCTTTCCGGCAACTGATGTTGACAGGTATGGGGCTATGTAATCCAGGCATATGCCTCCGCCAGGAACCACTCCATCTTTCAGTGCCAATCTTGCACTATTAATCGCATCTTCCGTTTTAAGCCGTATGTACGATAATTCACTCTCGCTATTCGCTCCAAGTTTTAGTATTGCTGTCTTGGTTTGTAGCCATGATAGTCTTAGGGCGGCATCATTATCAATCTTCTTCAAGCAGTCCAGTTCATATAGATGTTTGGAGAAGTCCACTGAAGGGAGAATGATAGTCTCATCTTTGTTTGTGGTTATCTGTTCGCAAGTTCCAAGGTGAGAGAACTCAAGATTTTTAAACTTCACACCGCTGGCATCTTCCACGATGGTTGATCCGGTCACTTTGGCAAAGTCCTCGAATATGTAGTTTTTCCATAGCACCGGAGCTTTTATGATGAGGATATTCAGCACCTTTGCTCTATGGGTTGCCACCATTCGGGCTGCCACATTGGTGTCCATATCATCTGTGAAGATAACCAATGCTCTGTTTTCTATTATGCAGAAGTCAGCCACCTTGGCTATGTCATCATCCTTTTCTATTTTCCTTTTGGTGACAAGGATGATGGGGTTTTTGTAGATTGCTTTTGTTTCTGTTCTTCCATCCTTTTCAGCTTCGCTGTCTCTTGCCATATACGGCGATAGATATCCAGCATCGGCAAACCTGACTCCGTTAATAATCTGATACGATGTTTTATATGTGTTGCTTCCTTCGGGGATAATGATACCCTCTTTTCCAATAGCCTTATAAATGCTTGCAATGAGCTGACCGATATCTTTCGA